CAAATCTGGCCACACGACTACAGAGTCGGGTCACAACTATCACTACTGGAACACAGCGTTCGCACGCACTTATACAGTACAGACAGATGACCCTGACAAAGTCAGACTCGTCTTTGGAGTACCAACTCTAATGATGATGGCAGAAATGATGTTTGTTTGGCCTATCCAGGCATGGATTATGAGCAAGCAATCTAAATCTCCACTCCTCTGGGGATTTGAAACCCTAACCGGCGGATGGTACAGACTACGCAAATGGTTTACTACCTACTTCCCCGATTTCACGACAATCGCTACCCTCGATTTCTCAGGTTTCGACAGATATGCACGACATACAGTCATCGACGACATCCACTCTCGAATTCTACGACCTATGTTCGACTTCACTAACGGCTACCACCCAACCCACAAGTATCCAACGTCTAACGACGAAGGCTACGATCCGCAAAGGATCGAGACATTATGGAAATGGATGACCGACGCAGTCAAGACAACCCCACTACTGATGCCAGATGGAAGACTATTCCAATTCAGACATTCAGGTATATTTTCAGGTTATCTACAGACACAGCTGCTCGACTCAATCTACAACCTTGTCATGATCTACACAGTTCTCTTCAGACTCGGATTCAAACCGCACCAAATTGCACTCAAGGTACAAGGAGATGACTCAATCATCGCACTCCTAGCTATCTTCGCACTTGTTGCACATTGGTTCATGGATATGTTTGCACACTACGCAGACCTCTACTTTGGCGCCAAGGTCAGCCAAAAGAAATCAGAACTCCGTGACGGACTTAATGATGCAGAAGTACTAAAGTACAGAAATAGGAATGGACTACCATACAGGAATTCCACAGCCCTACTAGCACAATTAATCTATCCCGAACGTTCTCGATCACTCTCTACCCTCAAGGCTAGAGCCATAGGTATCGCTTATGCGAACTGCGGCTCAGACCCCCAGGTATACAGGATATGTGAGCAGATATTCAATTATCTCGATCAGTTTGTTGACGAAGCAGACTTTCGTGGTCTACCAGACCAGTTACAGTTCATCCAGAAGTACATCCGTACTACTAGGATAGACCTCACACGCTTCCCAACCTACCTCGAGACAGTCATACATATGATGGATCCACCAACTCCTATCCCATCACAAAAGTACTGGCCACTCTCTCACTTCATCGGTATCCCCGGTCAAGTATAACCAACTTGAGCTTTCTTTTCTTATGTTAATTTTCTACATATGATTTATCTATAAACAAAAAAAAAAAAAAAAAAAAAAAAAAAAAAAAAAAAAAAAAAAAAAACAAAAAAAAAA